TGTTGCAGTAACTTGTAAGCCTTGGATTGGTTTGGTGTGTGAGGACGGCTCATATCGCGTCAGACGTTAAGTTATTACTGAGCCAATCCCATCAAGTCATCGGGTTCGGCTTGTTCATCTTCGCGAATCTGCTCCAACGTGCGGTCGGGGTTGTTGGAGAAGCCAAGGTTGACAATCGCTTCGCGTTGCGACATCACTGCCTTACCACCGCAAGCATCTTGCCACTTCTTAATCTCGGCAGCTTCGTCTTGCTGGATAAACGGAGTGATTACGTGTTCAACCTCAACGTTATCTATCTCGCTCGCCCAGGCTGTGTTCATCTGCTTTAGGAACGCCTTGATAACGTTCGTCTCGCGTTCGAACAACTCTATCCACGCTCCGGATTCGTCACCGACCTTTAGGTGCGCATCTGTTAGCAACGTCTGTCGTGCATCGTAGCCAATGTTACCAAGGCTTGACATCTTCTCGAATGAGATGTCCGGCATTTGCGACTGCGACCAAAACAGTCCGGTTAAGGTCTGCACATGATACTTCAATGCTTCGATGGCTTGCTGCCAAGACACGTAGCTAATATCACCGCCATTCTCGACATGGTACACTCTACGGCTTTCGCCCTTATCTTCCTTGCCCTTCATCGCTCCCGATATTTTGAGGATGGGTGCGCTGTTGTAGGCAATGACATCCGAGTTACGGCTTAACGTGTACTCGATTTCCTCTCGGATGTGTGACAGACCATGATAGATGGGTTGTCTGCGATAAGCGTAGATAGCCGGTATCTTCTGCAATACTATCTCGGTAGGTTCATCCACTGCGGACCATGTGCCGTTGACCTGTCTCCACTTGTAATGCGTGTTGTCCGTGTAGGTCTCAAAGATTTTTTCCTCGACATCGCGGACCTTGCGCTTGTACTCGAACGACATGGCAATCATATCGCCATACTCATCGAACAACGGGAAGCACTCCACGCCATCCATCGGCGAGTATGTTGCGCAACGTAGCTTGTACTGCGAGTTGAAGCCATACAGCGTATTGGGAGACTTCACCGCATACCACACGGTTAGCGTTTGGCATGATGCGAAGTAGTTCTCACTGCGGTGCTTGTTCACCGTGTCAATGCGCGCATGCTTGTAGATGGCTTCAATGGCACGTGCAATCTGCTGGCGTGTCTCGTTGTCATCGGTGTTGTGATAGATGCGCTTCACCGGGATGGCGAACATGAACTCACACATACGTGAGGTCAATAGCTTCTCCAACCCGATAGAGATGCGCGATGCTTTCTCCACAACTTGGTCGGAGCGCACCTTGTCGCGGCGTGTAAGATGATCGTCAACAATGCGATGCTTCGTTGGCTCATACAGCGGAAGCAACTTCGCCCAATCGGGCAACTGCAGGGAGTTGTAACGCAGATACGCCACACGTTGCGCATCCGTCAAGCTCCGTAAATATTCCTCTAATTGCGTCATATCTTTGTGTGTTAATCGTTAGTATATCGTTTCTTTCTAAAGGAAGTCGCGAAGAATCTCCTCATCGTCAATCTCGCTTTCCTCGTCTCGGTGGAAGTTGATAGCGTAGCCCAATACGTCCACATACTCATCATGCGGTTGTGCCGGGAAGCCACATACTTCTGTAATAAATTCCTCGTTCCATGCGTCCTCAACTAGCCATACTCGCCCACTCTCTATGTAAGGCGATACAGCGTTAAGACGTGTCTCCTTGCTGTCATGCGGTGTCGGTGTCTTGGTTACGTTGAGGTCGGTGGTCTCGCGTAGCTGGTCTATCACTGACAAGCCATTAGCCTTCGGTTCAATGCGTAGCGTTGATTGTCTGCCATAGCCATGCGAGCGCACCCACTGCGGAAGGAAACGGCATAGGTCGGGGAACTTCATATGTACCTTAGCCGCTGCAACAACATAGATGTCACTACCTATCATCGTAGTGCCAATGATACCCGATGGGTCGTTGGCAGTCTTGTCCGTGAACGCCGTATCAAGGAAGAAATGTATCGGCTCGTTTCCGTGCTTGTTCTCGAAGTCCAAACGACTGCAACGCTGAAACCACTGCTCCTTGACGATGTTACCGCCCTCGATGGTCGGGTGCTGCTGATACAGCGCGGAGAAGAATCGCGGACTGCGCTGTTGTGCTGCGCGTAGGCGTTCCAATGAGTGACGTTCTTCCCACAACGCTTCACCAACCTTGCGAGGGTCGCGCGTGTTGCCATCGCTCAACGTTTCGCGTATGGCAGGAATGGACAACACTTCCCACTTCTCGGGTTCTCGCTTTAGGATGCGCCCGGCAAGGTCATCGTCATGCCATCGCGTCATAATGAACAACTGCCTTGAATCGTTGTGCAGACGTGTTGACAATACAGACGTGTACCAATCCCACACGCGCTCACGATACGTGGAGCTGTATGCTTCCAGCGCATCTTTAATTGGGTCATCAATAATGGCGATGTCGGCAGGTGTACCCGTCAGCGAACCAGTAACACCAACTGCTTTGTAGAAGCCACGTGTGCCGTTGACTTCAAACATATCTGCATTGTTCTTGTACCCCTTACCGCCAATAGTCGTGTCGGGAAACAATGCTTTATACTCATCGCTATTAATCGTTAGTTGGATGGCACGGCTAAACTGCTGTGCTAAGTCTGCCGAATAGCTGCTGCCGACTATCTTTAGCCGAGGGTTGCGACCTAACGCCCATGCAGGGAACTTTCTTGACACCAATTCCGACTTCCCTTCCTGCGGTGGAATAAATACCATGAGGTTCTTGATTTTCCCCTCGAACAGTTCTTGGCACTTGTCGGCAATCAGCGTGTGAAACCACTGACGGTCGTACTTCGGGTCAATGTACTCCACGAAGCGCGCAAAGGTTGAGTAGGCATCGAGTTTCAGTCGCTGTTGCTCCAGCTTCATAATCTCGTACACCTGCTCTATCGTCATTTGCGAGAACCTATCTTTGCCCCTCCGTGTAGCCATTCTTCTCCCCTCGTTATTTCTTCTTGCGGTTCGTTTGAAGTTGGTTGATGCGCTTGATAATCTCCGCCTTGCTTAATCCCTCATACGGCGCGAGCGTCTTGCCATCGCTCGTTACGTCAACTTTCTGCGTAGGGGATTCGCCAATGATAGCGAGTATTAGTTCAATCGCCTTTGTATCGCCCTTGTTAATCGCGTTGTGAAGTAGGCGGATGCTTATCGCAGATAGCGGCAGACGCTCGTTGCCATCCTTGTCCTTGATAGGTTTCGACAGCAAGTCCTCCAGCGATTCAAGCATGGTTTTGCGCTCGCGTTTTTTAGCATTGCAAGCATCTGCGCCAAGTCGCTGGATTCTCACTGCGTCTTCTCTGCGCATCTTGTTAAATGGTTTGAGGTTCTGCTCGTTTGCCATAGGCGGTTATTTTAGCCATTTCTCGTGCAGGAAGATACTCTCAATCGCGTGCCGACCCGACCCACCTCTGAGCGTTACAGATTTGTTGGTGGCGGCAATGCGTTTAAAGTCCTTCGGCATTGAATATTCTGATACATAAATCGGATGATTAGAGTTGCGCACCCAATCATCGAATCTCTGAACGTCAAACTCATGCAGATACTCGGCAGTTCCTCTATACGGTGGGTCAGCGTAGACTACGGCGTTGTCGGGGAGAATTACATCTTGGTAATCGCTCTGCAATCTCTCCAAGCTCTGCAATCTCTGCAATCTCTCCAAGCTCTGCAATCTCTCCAAGCTCTCCAAGCTCTGCAAGTCGTGCCGACCCATTTGTCTGCGCACCTCAGTTTTGAGCCGTTGATACTTGGCATTGCTCGGCGGCATGGCGAGTGTCGTAGCCGACACCTTTATGCCGCGTTGCAGGAATAGCGAACCATCGTTGAAAAACACAGCGTAATGCGATGCTTTCTTTAGCGGTTCAATATCTTTGGAGTACATATACGCCGACTGATTGTTACCGAAACTCCACACCAACCTAACGTATGGGTCAGTGTCCTTTAGTCGGTTAAAATCTTCGCGGCTTATCCATCGCGTTTCGTTGCGGTATTTCCCTGCAATCGCATCACAGAATAACTTGGGGATGTCGGTAATATCGTTGCAGATAATATGCTTATACTTGCCCGATATGAGAGCAGCGTGTGTAATAGCGCATCCCCCTGCGAACAAGTCCACAAAGGTATCAGCACTCGGCAGGTGCGCCATTATCCACGGCGCGATGCCCGACTTGCTTCCCATATACCCCAATCCATAAGTCTTATTTACCGCCATCGCTTAACCCCAATGCCTTTAACAATCCCAACCGTAAATCATCATCGAACGACATGATGGTGTCAATTACGGTTGCATATTCCTCGGAACTCTCTAACTGAATGTTGAGGTTGGTATGCTCCTTTGCATCGCCAAGCTCGTTAGCCGATTTATCACTCAGTTCCTGCGCATCGGCAAAGTCCTCCATGTTGAGGTTCGGCACATCAATCGCGCACATATCCAGCAGCTCAACGTCCCACTCGTTAGCCAGCAAGTCGAAATCCCACTGACCGAAGCCACTGTTATCCTTCAGCGTGTATGCCTTTAGTTGTTCAACGGTTGCCGACTGCGGTATCACCTTGCAAGGCGCATCCTTGTATTTCAACTCCTGCAAGGCGCGGTAGCGCATATTGCCACCGATAAGCACGTACTTGCCGTTGTAGGGATAGACAAGCAACTCGCGAAGAACAAGCATTTCGGGATTGTCCGTGATGCTCTGAACCAACTTCGCAAACTTCTCATCGCGGATAAATCGAGGGTTCTTCGGCAGACCCTCAATCTGTCCTTTGTTCAGTTCGATTTGTGATAGGGGGATGCGTAGCACCTTTACCCCCTCCGATTTCTGTGTGTCGTTCATATAAAGCGTTAATTGTAAGCATAATGGATTTATGCTGTTGTCTGCAAATATAGCGATTATTTACGGTTTGCCAAAATAATCTATAATTGCGCAATAGCGAGTAGACAAGCGTCTCGCCCATCTTGGTTGCTTCGCTTGCTATCAAGCTGTATCTTATAACGTTGCAAAAGCAATCTTAGTTCTGCATCCGTAATCTTCCTATCCTTGCCACGCCAACACTTCCGAAGTGGCTGCTGCAGACGATAAGGGATGTGCCAATATTCGCACATCTCCGCTATCTTTCGTCCGACCTCATGGTTACGCCCTGCGCTCATCCCTTTGGCTGCTGACGTTCTGCGGTTGTCCGCCAT